TTCCCCAGCTTCCCGGAACCTACGATTTTCAGCGCATCAGGTTCCGGCGCAGAGCCTCGAATCTCAAACAGCTCCTCATGCTCATCAGCCCCCGAATGCTCGTCCGCGATGCACTCGATGTACTTGGTATCCGGCGTCTGGGCTTCGATGTCGTAATTGTTCTCGTCCTTGTTGAGCCGGTTCACCACCCCGGTACCCGTCCCGGTCAGGGCTGGGGGCGTGGCAAAAGTAAACGTCCTCGACTTCACCGATAGCGAGTTGTCGATGTAATACTGATAGAGACGCCTCAAGATCGTGGGGACATCCGTCTCGGTCGCGGCGATAAATTTGCCGTACTCAAGGAAGCCCGCCACGCTGCCGCCCTGGAAGGCGTTCAGCACGTTGACCAGCCCGGCCCTCACTCCAGCGATTCCCTCCCCCCATTGCTGGATAAAGTTTGTTTCGAGGGATTGAATGAGGGTATCTTCCATCGTCAGGTAATTTGATCCGACGTCGCTGGAGGACCCGGCAGCCGTGTGAGTGCCCGAAAACTTGCGGAACTGCTCAAAGAGCCGGATAAAGTTGGATAGCTGAGATTCTATCTCGGCTCTGGTGGGCGAAGCCATCTAGGGGATCTCCCAGTTATGTAACCAGAGGCTCCCCGGCCACTACATCAAGCTCAAGGGGAGCTTCCTTCATGTACAGGAACTTCCCAAGCGGCTCGTCATTATCCAGCTTCCGATACCGCTTGCTGGGTGTTCCATCCGCTTCCTTGACGTTCAGGATAAACCCCTTGGTGTGATCCTTATCAGCCCATCGGATCACCTTTCGGGATATTGCGTTCTTGATTCGATCAATCTCGAGCTCGGAAAGCTCGTAGAACGCTCCGGGCCGCGACGTCCTGACGGTCTCCCGCGTCTGCTGATCGCTAGCCACAAGTTCAGTCCTGCGCGGAAAACTATACCCCCCCACCGTGACGCTGAAGAACGGGCATGTCTTCTCGATAGCCCCGCAATGAAACCGCCTGACAGCGCGATCCGGGATCACTACGGGCTCGACCGTCACGCCCTGATTGCCCTGCTTGTTAGCCATGGGATAAATCCCTCCGACTCTCGGCTACCCCAACACAATTGATGAGGCAGTAAACTACAGGCTGACATTCACCTAGTTGTTGATCTTGATTTTGTCCAGACTCAGGCCGATCCCGAGCCCGATGTACTGGTCCACCTGGTAGTACTCCTGATTGCTCGTGCGGACCTGATCGGAATTGTCCTCGGTCGCCCAATGCTCCTCTGGCTCGGTCGGCGTAGTGAAGAAGATCGACTTCTTCCCGGCGTTCTTGACCTGAACGAACCAATCGTTATCCGTGATGTACTGGGTGGGAACCAGAGTTACCGCCACGCCGGCATCAAGGATGATGTTTGTGACGGCATTCGTGTTGCCCGTCGAGCCCTGAGTCACGCGCTGAGCGAAAGCCTCGCGGAAGACCTGATCGTTAGCCGTTCCGTAAGTGACCACGAATCCGCTATCGAGGACGGTCGGATCGTAGAAAGGATAACCCTCTCCGTCCTGGAAAAGTCGGAACTGTTCGATGGCGTTCCAGAAGTCCGTGCGGATCGCGGTCGGAGTCGCAACACCGGTACCCGTCAGCAGGTTCCCGGAACTCACCCCGAAACGGTTAGCACCAGTCCCATCCGTGGTACTGAAGAGCGCCGCACCATCTGGAGCGTTCTGGATGGCCGGGAAAAGCTCGTTGTCGGTCGCCTGAGTGAGAGCCTGATAGATGGCCTTCTCCTTCAGCATCGCCGCCGATCGCCCGGCATCCGCCGCGCGATCCCGGATCATCTGGAGCCGGTCGAAGATGCGATCCGTGCGGCTCCAATCGACCCTGATGCCGAAGTGCCGGTTCGTCACCGAGAACGCTACGGAGCTAAAAGGCTTAGATGTGATATTCTCGCCTTCCTTCCAGTATTTGATGTGCGGCGCAGCGAGCGCGTAGCCGAAATACTCGATAAGGGCATTCGACGGCACGGACATATCCGCAAACATGCTTCCGCGCTCGTTGACCGCCTGATACTGACGGTCGTAAGTGCCCTTGTAGTCGCTCCTGACCCACTGGAGGAGCTGGCTCGCAACAATAACCGGGTTGCCCATTTGTCTTTCTCCTTCTTACCGTTCTGTCCCCAAATCCTCCAGGGCCGGTCTTTACGCAACGTCTTCCTGGGCGAGGTACTCGCTGGGAGTCATCAACTGAACGTCGCAGGTTGTGCCGGAATACCAGCGGGTTACCACGCCGACCGGGCCGGTATTGGTCGTAGCCGTCAACGTAAAGTCGCTGGGGTTGTCCGTGGACGTGATATACACGCGATCTCCGACATGGGTAATGGCCGAAACGCCAGTCACGGTGACGCGCTGAATCGTCAGGCCCGACGTATTGACCTCGACCTCGGGAATAGGGGTCGCCGACGTGTTGCCCAGCACGTCGCGCTTGACAAGCCCCATGAATTCAAAGGTGGCGGTGTCGGCAGGCTTGACGACGCGCCCCGTAGCGCGGTCAAGGAACACCAACCCACCCGCATAGAACTGAATCGCGTTGGTGGCCTGTTCTGCCCGCTGGTCCTCAAAGCCACGGTTGAACGTGTCCCACGCCTTCGCCTGAGTGAGGTTCGCCATCGCTCGATCTCCTTCTCGGTTTCGGGTTACTTGTTCTTGCCCTGACTCTTCAGGTGGCTCTCATCCATCGCCATGCAATTAGCGATGAACTCCTTGAGGGTCGTAGCGCCAGCGTGGCGGCCCATCGCCTTGTAGGCCGCCCAATACTCGGCAGCCTTCTTCACCTTGTCGGGCGAGTTGTACGCCAGCACCTCGGAGGGAAAGGCGTCCGACGAAATGGTGGCGTCCGCGTCGAATCGTACGCTCGAATCCTTCTGGCCGTGCTTGGCGATGGCGGCTTCATACGCGGCAAGAGCCGCATCCCCTCCGTCCTTGGCGAGCTTGTAAATCTCATCCTCGCTCACCGCGTAGGCTGCGAGCTTGCCCGCTAGGGTCTTTGCCTTCGCGCGGATCTCGGCATCCCTCGATGCGTTCGCCAGCTGGCTCTTGATGGCGTCCAACTCGCCGCGCATCGAAGCGTACTCGGTCGAAGCGGTCCACGACACAACCTGAGGCGCGGCAACAGGCGCGCCGGTCGTCGCCGTGGTCGTGATCACCGAAACAGACTTTTCATCCTTCTTCTCGGCCATGACGGACCCTCCCTGATCGGCGGGCGTGGGATTGGGAAGTCCAGGTTTCGAGCCCCCGCCCATCATGCTCGAAAGGACCGACTGAAACTTGCCCGCGAAATCCTGGAACACAGCCAGAAGCTTGTCCACTAGACCGCCCTCCTCGTTCATGGCTTCATCGGTCACGTCCGTCTTGACTTCGCCGGCTTTGTCGGCATCGAAGGAATTTCCCTCATCAGGTTTTCCCTTCTTCTCCGGCCCTTTACCCGTCTCTCCCTTTTTCTTCTTCTCGCCGTCTTCATCGTCCTCGCCGTCTTCGCCATGCTTTTTTAGGCCGCTTGAATCGGCCATGTAGCAGAGGATCGAGGCGCGCTTGCCCGCGCGAGCGTAGGCCATGACCGGCCCTGCATTCTCGCCGTTTACGCTCGCCACGCTGGGATACGGGATTTCAGAGCCGATCGTGAGGAGCGGGTATTTGAAATACGGCACGACGTGATCCATGATCGCGCATGAGTCGATCTCAGGCTCAGCGGCGGTATCGAGAATCTCGACTGAAACGTAAGGAAGTTCCCCGCGCTTGATGCGCGAGTAAACCCTGTCCGGGACTTGGATGAAATCAGCGAACAGGGTAGAGAGTTCCCGGCCTTCGTACTTCATCGGCCCTACTTCGCTTGGGAGCATGAATCCGGCAGGCTCTACGGATGCGCCTTTCGAGTGATGGCGGATATGGAGCGGGGCCATGTAGGCGTCTTGCTCGTATCGACGCCTGGCCTTCGTGTACGCTTTGGCCAGCCAATCGGAATCGACTTTGAAAACGTTCTGGGTGACTTTCGGCTCTCCGTCCTTGACCTCAAAGGTCGGGCCGAGGTCCCGCTTGTGGGCCGACAGGATCGGCACGCGGAACACATCCCAAGTGCCGTTGGGATTCTGGCGGGCCGTGTACTGCCCGCCCTGCACGGTGCTGTAGGTGAGATTCACTAAGACGGAGAATCCCCGATACGCTTCTCGATTTCAATGAGGCGGGAAGGATTGCTGGAAGATCACAGCATAACGACGCTGATTTGACGCTATTTTGCCGCAGCCCGCTTTTGATTTCTCTCGCTTTCGATGGCCGGGGCGATGGAGGCTTTGACCCATGCGGAGTATGTCAGACCGTTTCGCTTGGCAATCGCAAGGGCGGCTTGATACATCGCGCGAGGAAGTCGAACAGAACTGTTGATAGGCTTCTCACCGCTCATACCTGAAACACCTTCCCCGTAAACCCCGGATCGTTATACATCCCCGCAGGATGACGCGCGGGAGGAAGTTTTCCGTTGACGAGCTTGCCGTCACGGGCAGCCTCGTATTTGTCGTAGGGGCGCATGGAACATCTACAATTGCTCGTGTAGATGCCGTTCGCTACAATCCAGCCATAAGGAGATTGGAGGTCATAGACATGCCCAGAAAACCCATGCACTTTGGAAATCTTAACAATCTCATCAAAAGATACAAGGCGGGGGAATCCTTGCAGCAATTGGCTGACGAGTGCGGCGTCTGCCACAAAGCCATTAGGCTCGCGCTTACAAACAGCGGCGTCAGTATACGGCCTAAACTGGTCAGTTTTGATATTGACACTGTCTGCAAAAGCTACACTACTGGGGAATCCCTCAAATCTATCTCCGATAGGCTTGGAATCAGTAGAAATGCCATCTCTAAGAGACTTATAGCGAGAGGCGTTGACATTCGCGGCGCCGCCGAATCTGAGCGGCTCAAATGGGATCAGCTTAAGAGGCGACGTGACTACCGAGCTATCGTCAATCGCCAATGCGGAGCCGCATGGAAGGCTATGACCGGAAGCGTTCAGTCTATCGAAACCAAGATCAAACGCGCCAGAACTTGCTACATCAACACTTGGAGACAGGGAAACGGGGAGAGGGAAATTGGGGAGGCTCTTATTGGAATCGGATACAACGCCCTCTTCCAATATCCCCTTTGGATTTACAACCTGGATATCGCCATTGAAGAATTCTGCGTCGCCATAGAAATTATGAACAGTTCCCCGAAGCCTACCTACAGGGAAACGTGCCGCAAACATCTCAAACACATCCGAGATAGCGGCTGGAGGCTGATTGTCATAGATACATCCCACACTCACGCCATTAAGTTCCCTGACTTGACAAACCGCCTTTATTCCCTTATTGAGATGTTTCGCAAGGACGAATCCACCCGCGGTAAGTATTGGGTGATTCGGGGTGACGGTCAAGACTCTCCCGCTTACCGTGGTTATCTTGATTAGATCGCCTTCATATGGTACCTTAAATGCGGCGTCAAACGTCCCTTCGACAACGACACCGGCGGGGAAACAGTTGTAACCCCCAGGAACGCTCAAATCCCGCCAGATAGGATCATCAAGCGCGGCTATCAGCGTGAAGTTGTGGTTAGGCCGCGTATCGGCATCCCCCACGGGCTCGCGCTTCAGGCCGACGACGAAATCCTCAAGATCCTTGTCTTTTGCGATCTCTCGGGAACCTTCCGCGTAGCCGGTGCTCAAGTTGGTCCGATACACCGTTTCCCCATACGATTGACTCCAATTCCCGAGGTCCGCAATCGCCTGCGCTCCCGTGTCCACCGTCTCGCCTTGCTTGAGACTTTGCGAAATGTAATCCTGCACCCGCCTGGTGATTACGATGTCGTTCGATTTGGCAAGCGCGAAACCGTGGCCTTTCGTGTACAGCTTTGACACTTCCAACCAGCGGCGGCCGAGAGGAGCTTTCACGACAGCCGGCGCGCGTGAGATCATATCCCGAATCGCTTCATCAAACGGCACATGAGGCACGACAGGCGAAGGAGTGTCCGGAGTCTGATCGTAAGGCGCGGCGTACTGGACCATCCCATACTTACGCTTGCGCGCTTGAACATCGAGGAGCGTTCGGCGGGCTCCATACATATCGGCCATGCCCATGGTGGACGCGAGCAAATCGCCCAGCTGCTCGAGGATCTCGAGCTTCTGCGTGATCGTCCCCATTTGAAGATGCCAGCGAATCAAGCGATTGATGAGCAGGGTATACCGCGCCGTCGAGCGTGAGTAGAACTTCTCGAGCTCTTCTTGCGCGGATAGGAGTTGGTAGGTCAACACTACTTCGCCTCATACTCCCGGCTGAACGTCTCTTCATCAACCGCAGTCCACACATCCCCGCGCTTGATCACCCAATCCCGATCCCACCCGGTGAGAGATCCGCCTTCCCCCAGCAAAACCCCTTGAGCATCCCGATACTCAGGGAGGATGATCCTGAGATTCACTTGGCGGCGATCTCCTGGGGGAGGACGTTTCCCGAGATCCCTTTGATTGATCTGGAACGCCGAGACGTCATCGCCGGTCCTCTTGTGCTTGTATCCGGCAAGATCGGCGTACTCGACCATTTGCGTAAGCTTGATGGATTTCATTATTTATCCTCCCCGATCAGCAAAGCCGTAATTACGGCGATGTCATCCTCGTCAATTCTCCTGCGTAAGGAAAATCTTCCATTGGCGTAAACTACCCCGAAGTCGGATAGTTCTCCGTTAATGCCACCGCCTGAAACCCCACCCGCTGACGGGCCCCAATACTGAGGACCGTAATACCTGGCTCCGAAATATCTGTTTCCGAAGTAATCCATTACGATCCGTGCGTCACGACCGTTCGATTGCCATCGACATCCGTAGTAGCCGTAATCTGATCCGCCGTGTCGGCTTGATTCCTGAAGACGGGAGAACCCGCGGCGAGGCCGCTTACCTTCCCAGCCGTTCCAGCCGCGATGTTGCGGAGCGTCCTGGCGATGTCATATCCGCTTTCGATCGCGTCCACCGGGCCTATTCCATCGTTCGTCACGTCGTACTGTTCTTCCCATCCCCGCTTGTTATAGGTGGCGTGGCGAACCAAGAGATACCAAACTCCCACCGTTGCCGGCGTGAAAGTCGCGGAATATCTGCCGGAACCGATCTCGCTGACGGTAACCGCCGTAGCATCATCAACGCCGTTTTTTGAGAGCAGCTTCGTGAAGTCTCCGTTCATGAGGCCGGTAACGGGCGCGTTAGCCGAATCGTAGACCGAAAAATCGGCCCGTACTACCGTAGAGACCTTCTGGACGCTCCTAGGCATGCGCTATTTCTTCCTGTTTACGAGAGTTGCATGTGTATCCATAATCGCTTCTTTATGGTTCTGCATGGCGAATTGCTGATACTCCTGATTCCGCACCCCAAGATCCGGCCTCATCGTGTATCCCCAAGTCGCCAGGAAATCGCAGTCATACCCGTGAATCCAATGCGCCTTGTCCGTGTGCGGCGCGTTGCAGAGCCTCCATTCGCGGTCTAGATAGTAAAACCACATCTCGCTAACAGGGGGCCACGCATGAGTAGGGTCGCCGTAAGCTCGATTGCTCGCCCAATGAGGGACGATGACCGTCATTTTCCCTTGCGGAGCAATCACGCGGGCGCATTCGTTCATGAAGGCGCATCGCTCGACTCCCGTAAGATGCTCAAGGAAGTGGGAACAGTGAATCTCGCCCACGCTGGAATCCGCGAACGCCCACGGAATGGATCGAACGTCCAAAACGTGCTTTACCTTGCCGTCGAAGGAATACTGATCCACTCCCTCGAATCCTTCCTTGGGATTCGGGCCGCATCCGATGTCGAGCTTGAGCGGAACATTTGGGGGGGCTTCAAAAGCCGCCAGCACATTTACCATGCGATCTCCGTCGCTGGATCAAAATGACCAACCCGCACCGAGCAGTCAATAGCGCACCGATAACCG